ACTGATAACACCTTTAATAGCATTATCGATTTCGACCATATTGAGAGTATATTTACCAAATTGCTCATACTCCAACTGCCACCTCAACTCCAAGGACCGTTTTTGTTTGTACAGGTCTTGTACCATCAATAACCTCCTCATAGGTTATTCTATTTATATGGGAGTCGTATACATTTTTGCCCATATATTCCCAGTTTATACTCTTTTCTCCAATTTTGTCAAGGATAGATTTTTCAATAGACTCAGCATTATCTTCTGCTTCTACTTCAAAAGAAGCATAGTGATCATAAGCCCATATTTTTACTAGGAATTTTCTCATTTTCTTACCTTATTTTTAAAATGTGGCGGAACTGTGTCCCGCCACATAATTAGTTTAGATTACGCACCTTCGCAACCGAAGATACCTCTAAAGTCTGATACTCCAAATGAGTATCTTTCTCTAGCTTTGTATCTAACGTTGCCAGTATCGAAGTCACCTTCCATAGCAGTTTTTAAGGCTGCTCTTTGGAACATCTTCATACCATTAGGCACATCAGTAATAAGATACCAACTGTCAGTATCAGTTAAGAAATTGTTCACTCTATATCCTTGAGGAACCATTCCCATTGACACAACAGCATTAATATCATTATCAGCTGTACCAGTTCTACCTTGAGATTTCATCAATCTCTCAGCAGTAAATTGGTTAGCCGAAGGGATAATCATCTTCATTGCTCTAGCTGCTACTCTCAAACCTCTTTCATCAGTCATCGCAGAAATATCAATTAATGCTTGCTCTAATGAAGTTTCGTTTAAGTCTGCTTGCGTAGTTAAAGTGTTTTTAACTGCTGTTCCGCTAACCGTTGCGTGGTTAGTTGAAAACAGAGAAACACCATCACCTGAATCGAAGTTATCCGTTGACGGAAGTCCATCGTTTAAAGGTTTTGCTGCTTTAACTTGTTTCGCATTAGACATAGAACGTGCCAAAGCTTTTGTATATCTAGAAGCAAGTCTATCGTAAAGATTATCTTCGATAGCTTCTTCAGTTATAGCAAATGCTAAAGCTACTGTGTCGTGAGTGTAACGAGCAGTGTAAGTTTCTTGAGCAGTATCGAATGATACTCCTTGACCTTCTGCTTTTACTTGTGCGTTTGCGAATCCAGATAACATTACTTCCTCTTCGAAAGCTCTGTCACTTGATTCAGTTACATAGATCTCAGCGTGCTGATTCTCGTAACGTTTGTATTCCAGGCCGAATAGTGCATTCAAACCTGGCTCTAGTTCTTTAACTAGCTGTGTTCTTGATATAGCCATAATTTATTCCTATTCAGTTATTAACTTCCAGAACTATCAATGTACTGGTTTAAGTTTTGGCATACAACAACGGTACAATAAGCTGCTGTCAGATCATTGTTTTCTGGGTCTTCTGCGCTTCTAATCAATCTCCATGTATTGTTAGTTGCGTGAGTGTCACCAATGTCGAGTGTAGTGTTTGATCTTCCAGTTGTAGTGCTTCCACCTGTGTTCACATCAAATGTGTCAAGATATACAGCATGCGCACCAACGACAGTAGAAGCTACTGCAGCATCAGAGGCAATATTATACAATTGGAAAGGATAGTCATTTACAAACGCTTTAGTGTCTTCGCTGTTTGCTGGTGTGATTGTTGCATCATACCAACTTGCAAACGTAGGCTTCAACGTAGTTGCAGCGTTGTAAAATATACCCTGTAAAACACCTACAGACTCAGCAGTAGCGGCATCTTCTGCAGTAACAATATATCCAGCAGTTACTTGAACTGCCATTCCATTGAACTTATTTGCAGAGTCACCAGCATCTATGAAGTATTCGGATAGTCCTTGAGTAGAAGGTGTATTACCTAACGTACCTGCTGGAATAAGACCGAAACCTGCTTCATTTTTATTAGCCATAGTTGTCTCCTTGTGTCCCCGAAGGGACGGGTTAATTTAAATCGATGATAGGGAATTGGTTGTTATCCCGAGAAAATTAGCTTTTCTTTGTACCACCGAAGGTTACACGAGATTGCCTGTCAACATCGATAGGCATACTCTTATGCTCTTCCCTCATTAAATCGTTTTCAACTGCTTCGTCTTGACCTTTTGCTTGTGCAGCAAAATAATCAGCACGAGACTGCGCGATCTCTTCGGGTACCCTAGCGAGCAATAGGCCACCAACCCCGATAACCCCTTTGTACTTACCATCTTGGACAACGGGATAGCTTGAATCTTTATATTCGTCAGCTCTCACTAACTCATAACCAGATCTCATTCTTCCAGAGATATTTTTAGTGTCTTGAAACCCTAAACTCTCTGCCCGTATCCATCTGTGCCTGAATCCATCAGGTGCAGGGGGTGCATCTAGAGAAGATGGAGGAGTCCACACTTTTGGTCTTTCAGTTTCTGACCGTGTTTGACTCGCACGTGAAGTATTTTTGTCTTCTTTTTTCATTTTACGCTCCTTCCGTGAGTTTTATTTGTTTTGCGTATTCTTCGAGTGGCACACCTAATTTTTTCGCGATAGCGACCTGAGAGGGTGTGAGTCTCACAGTTTTGCGTCCTGGTTTTACGCTTCTCTGAGCTGAAGCGACCAACTGATTGGTCTTGGACGAATGCTCTACATCACCACCTTTAGCAAATTTATGACTAAAGTCAACTCTTATTCTCTTATCTACTTCAGAATAATAATCATCTGATTTAGGATCAAATCCTTCATTTACCAAATCCTTATGGATTTCAAAGGCAGTAAACGTCATGGCTCTGTCTTTACCAAACCATGTATTTTTACTAGCCCATTCTTCCGCTTTAGGATCAGGATCAGGAAGTGCCTGAGGTGTTTGCTGTGGTAATCTTCCACCGTCTGAAAGTTGTTGAGGAGGACTCTCCTCTTCAACAGGTTCCGACTTTCTTTGCTCCAATTTAGCATTTTCAAATGCTAATGCAGCAATTCTTTTATTAGCTTCAACTTGAGCAGTTGCATCTCCAGATTCAATGGCGCTTGCTAATTCTTTTTGAGCAGACTCCATTCCTGTTTTTACATTCTTTTCAAATCTAGACCAATAATCAGTATCCATTTTTTTAAATGTTTTCTGATCTGTTTTTCTTTGTTGTTCTAAAGCTTGAGCATATTCAGTAGCAGCTTGTTCTCTACGTTCTGCTTCTCTCATCTTACGAGTAAGTTTTGCAATACGTGATTGAACACCTTTACTATAATCCTCTAATTTAGAATCATCTTCTTTTTTTGTTTCTGTTTCTTTCGTTTCTACTTCTTTTACTGTTTCTTGTTCCTTGGTTTCTATTACTTCTTCCGCTTTTTCCTCTGGTACAACTACATCTACTTCAGGTCCTGAAGTATCTATATCTACCTTTGGATCTTCTTTCTTTATTTTATTTTCTTCTGGCATAGTTTCTCCTATTCTATGTTAGTATTTATGCAAGATATCCTCTGGATTCTTGACGGTTGCTAAAATTTCATCTTCATTTAACAACCTAATTTCTCCACCTTCAATTTGTATACGTGATCCTGCATAACGCGCAAAGATCACCCAATCACCAACCTTGCACCACGGTCCTTCTGGATATCTCTCTTTATCCATATAACATTGTGGTCCCATAGCTAGTACGTTTCCACACTGTGATGCAACTTGTTGTTTTTCTAAAGTAGTTTCATTCATAATGATTCCACCTTTAGTTCTTTCATCCATTTTAAATGGTAAGACTATAAGTCTCCAACCTGTCGGTTGTGGTAATTTTGCTTTTTCGTTTGTAACTTCTTTTTGTTCTTCTGATCTTTTTAGACCAACTAAATTTTTATTTGGTAAGTGAATTTTTTGTGTTGATGTCGACGACTGTTCCTTCATTTTGCTCCTTTTCATTAAGCAGGTTAGAGAGTTCCTGTTTAGTTGCCTCTAGGGCGTTTATTTGTCCGATAATATACTTATATGTTTCCATATTGTCAACCCCACCAGACGTTATAGAGATTGATAATTGATTAATTCTGCTATCTAATGCTCTGCGTAATTTGTAAATTACGTTTTCTAAATTCATATTAAATATTTATAATATTCCTCATAGCTCTTATTTGAAACTGGTTTTCCTGCTAAATCACTTTTAATATGTGATCCAATGTATTTTTCCTCTGGAGGATATACAAAATCAGTCTTTGTTTCGCTTAATTTTACTTCTGGCTGCTTTACAGCAGGCGTTCTTGAATTACCATTAAAGGGTTTATATCTTGGATTTACCATTAGTCTTTTTTCTTTTTCTTATTATATAGACTAACTCCAGCAGCGCCTACTCCAGCGGCAGATGTTGCACCTGCAGCTTTTAATAAAGTTTTAGTTTCTTTTATATTTTTTTTCCCTGCTTCAGATTTATCAAAAATTTTAGAAACTTTTTTACCAGCTTCTATTTTAATTTTAGATTTTTTTTGACCACTTACATTTGGTCCTGCTGCTTTATCTACAGTCTTAAATATATCTTGTTTAGCCTCAAATTTACCTTTTAAATTCGGTGAAATTTTAACAGAAGTAATAGTTGGTGAAACTTTACTTTTACCCCAGCTCAAAAAACCTTTTGCTGCATTCCATTTACTCATTTTTTTCCTCCGCCGTTTCTAAATATTTGTGTACCCTTTATACCAAAAATACTCGCGCAGACAAGTATCCATAAATTTGTAAACCATGTCGGCAACGCCTGGAAATGCTCAAAGAAAATTTTTATCTTCTCCATAGCAGCCGGATCATCTGACCAGACTCCCCATGCGAGCACCAAAATCGGGAGCGTGAGAATCGCAAGGACCACCTCATCTTTATAGTCGTTTTGCCGAGCCTCTAAAAGTTTGCCCTGGTATTCCGTCTCGCCTCGGGCCATCTTTTGTGCAGCCATGTGCTGAGCATCAGCCATAGCCATTTTTGTCTCTTGACG